CGCACCACCTGTACCTGCAGCGAAGTATTCTCCACCTTGGGCCGTTTCCCATCGTCCAGCTGCCATACTATCGGGTTGTAATTCAGTTTTAAAAATTTTTTTATATTCTTGCGTGTCCATTAAGTTCCTGACTTTACGACCAAAGCGAATAGCAAGTTCACCTGTGTGAGTGGTTTGCATAATTTTTGCTTTTGGTTTTTGGCCCACGAACCATGCAGGAAAAAGAAAAGATGCAAATTCAGACTTCGTGTGTCTTGGTGGCATATTAACAATTAATCTTTTTAATTTACCAGACGCTATATCTTCAAATTTTTTTGCAATAATTTTATGGTGTGACCCTTCTTGGAACTCGGGCCAAACATTTCTTACAAATGGTAAAAATTTTTTTTGAGCTTGTTCTTGAACAGAAAATTCTAATTTTTTTATTTTTAATTTTTTTGCAAGTAACTTTGCTTCTTCTGTTGTTAAAGTGTCTATAGATTCCATATTTTCTAACCCCTTGGCTGACTGACTGTAACTTATGTGAAGCTCGCCTTCCAAAGTAGCTTGTCTGTATTTAGGGGGTTGCCCTTAATCTAGATACCATATCTAGTATGGTTTGGCAATATAGGAAAGCTTTTGAATCAAAACCTGATGGAGTGCCTGAAAGACAGGCATAAAAAAGCCCTCGTTTTTTTAGGACGAGGGCTCATAGACACGGAGATTGTGCCAACTTTTAGGACTATATATTTAACCTCTCATTGATGTTAAATCTTTCAGCAAGACCTTGCATGATCTTCTGTCCAAATCTTTTAACTTCAGGATTATTTGAAGTCATTACAAATTCAAATATCTCATAATCGAGATACTGACAAACAGCTTGATAGTTAATAACTTCATTATCAACTGCTTGAATAGGACTATTCTGTTTTACAAGAATATCCTTTTTAGCTTTTTCCAATTCAGCTTTAATAACTAATTGAATATCGCTAAGTGTTAGTTCTTTTGACATATCGTTTTTCTCCATTTCTATCCTAATAATATAGGAAAGCATAACTAATACAACCTCTTCTTTTAATTAATTAAATAACCTAAGAGCAACTCTCTGGGAAACTTATATACTACTTAACATCCGAATCATTAAAATTAAAGCCAATGGGGATTGAACACCATGACATGAGTGGTGGCCCCAGGGGGAACTTATATACTACTTAGCGTCCCAATCATTAAAATTTGAGCCAATGGAGATTCCCGTGCGCTGCATGTCCCCAGAAACTTATATACTACTTAACATCCGAATCATTAAAATTTGAGCCAATGGAGATTAAAACAGGATTGAAAAGAAAAGAGATAGGAATGGTTCTGCCCAGATGAGCAGAACCGCAATTAAAAAATACTTCAAACTTCTTGACCGACGACACCTTTAGCCAATGTTTGATAAACGCCGTGCCCGTGCCAGGGCTCCTGGACAACTGTAAAGTGTTCCACATTGTCAACAACGTATATTCTTACCTTAATGGAGCCCTTCCAACTGGCCGCAGTAACGCCCAAAGTCCTATGGCCTCGAGCCGTTGGCGTTGTTCTTCGTGCTGACTCCTGAATAGTTCCGTATAATCTAGACATGGCACACTCCTTCATCAATTAAACTTTTAGCCATGCGACCAAAACTTCCTTGCAATTGCCACGCTAGCCCCGTGTCTATTAAATATTGCCATGCTTCAATTATTTTTGATTCATTATCACACTCAATAAACCCCTCACATATTCCGACTGCTTCGTAATTATCCATTTTCTTTCTCCTTTCTGTGCCCGAGGGAACTAGCCGGGCAACTAGCAGTGCGTGTCAGGCGCCTCTGATACCTATCCTATTTATATAGGATCTTTCTGCAGCTGTCAACAGCCATCTACGTCACCGGGTATCCAGAAACTTATATATAGGATAGGCATGGGATCGTTAAAATTTGCAGTAATGGAGAACATTTAAGTATCTTTGCCGAAAGGGGACTACAGCGCGCTGCTAGCAGCTAATATATATAGGATAGTAGTCAAATGGTTAAATGATTTGGCAATGGAGAATGGCTAATACTACTTTTTATTTTAAAAGCATTACGCTTAACGATACTCCCCTCTACCGAAAGTACCATTTTCATTGTAATATTAGCCATGTCCTAAATATATAGGATAAAAGACAAATGTCAACCCCCCTACATCAGAAAGTTTACCCTGGATATTTTATGTATAGTATAGCTTCAAAAGATTAAATTTAAGCACAATGGAGAAGTAGTATGATAAATAACCAGAGAAGAGGTTTCCTTATAATAGGAAACCTCAAAGTTATAACGAGTAGTAAAAAGCATATACCCAGAAAAGTATATAAAAATAAACCTATGATAATACTATCCTTTAATATGCTTGTATGATTAATTTAGTAGAATTAGGCACTTCAATTACTGTTGTGTGTCTTTCTAACTCTTCTATGTCTTGAACATCATAATCCTTTTGAAGTTCTTCGAAAGAATCATACTCGGAAAAGTCGCACCTAATAGCGATTGGATCGAACTCTATTTCTGGGTCTATTCCTTCTAAGTATTCAAATAATTCTTTTGATCCTTCATAACTAAAACCAAATCCTTCTAAAGAATTTGTCATGACATCAGTAAACTGGTAATGTGTTATTGTATCTTTCATTCTTCTTTCTCCTTCCATTTCTGGAATATTTGTTCGTTTGTTGAATCGTCTATATAGTAAACATAACCATTAATAGTAATATATACGCAGTCATTAGTTTTTACTTCTATTTTCATCTTTTATCTCCTCTACTTCAGTCCAATTTTCCCTTATCCTGTTTTCTATTTCTGGGTCTGATGTCATCGCTACTTCAATAGCTGTCTCTTTGTCTTCTGCTTCAACAAACCACTCATCTTGCATAACATACTGTTGTACTACTTTATATTTCATCTTTTATCTCCTTTCCCATTATAATAGGATATTAGACCACAAAGTCAAGGGCCAAAACCCAAGGGCCAAAACCCAAGGCCCAAGGGCCACACATCCATCGCGCGCTGCCCTGGCTAAGCTCATATATAGTATTAGTACGAAAGGGCTTGATTCACGGGCAATGGAGAACAATTCACAACCCTGTTAGCGAGCTGCTGAGTCGGAAGGTTACCAGGGGACTGGGCTTAAATTATATTAGTATTACCTGGTAATGGTTTGATTCACGGGCAATGGAGAATGCAGCTTACCACCTGCGCTGCGCTGCAGGATCTTTAATATCGTATCCTGGTTCCAGGGGCTTTGGATAATGGACAATGGAGAAAGATCCAGGCCCTGGACCGATAGCTCACGGACAACGGCTCCCGAATATATATAGACCCCCCTCCCCCCGAGGGCCTCTGCCATGATGAAATTATTGCCACCTGCTCTATTATAGCTAAAATTCCACGATATTTGCTTAGGCGTTAGGTGTATTTTTTTCAGCTTTGTACATTTCAATTCAACCCAAAAGCTAAAAGATCTTCCATTTTTACCCTTAAAAACACCATGTAAATCGGGTACACCTGGACTACTGAAAGATTCTACTCTAGTCCAATGAACTTTGGACAAGCATTCTTTAAGTTTTTTCCAAAATCTAGTCTCGGGTTTTGTTGTCATAAGGCACGCCATCTTCGTTTTTTGTCATGCTATTTGATAATACTTTACCAAAAACATTAAACCATAATTCTTTAAACACAGGTGACTGTGCAGCTTTCATAGCTCTTAGTGCTCTTTGTTGACGTGATATATTTAAAATTATTTTATTCATTTCTAGTTCAAAAGCTTGATATATTTGTGGGACTTTGTCAACTCATTGCAAAAAGGGTTTTTCATACCTTTTAACAAAAAATAATGATGCCTTCTCCACATCTCATAAAAACCATATTTGTTGTCTTTAACATTATTCATTACTTTGTTTAATTTAGTTAATCTTGCTATCTTTATTTTATTCATTTCTTTCTGCCTCCATTATTGATTTTCCTATGTAATAAGGAATATGTGGAATCAAACTATTTCCTATTGATTTAAGTCTGTCCACCCTTTTGGGTACCCCATGAGCCACTCGACCCACGTTGGGTTCAACTGACCACCAGGCGCTCCCTCCTGATATGCTACTTCCATCTCCAAGTATTTCTTGTGATGCAGATTCGCTATGTTTTGAGTCAGCTTTGAGTTCATTCCTGCCGCTGCTCTCGGTGTCGGCCAAATCTGTTGTTTGCCTTCCACTAGTTCTTTCAGTCCCCGACCATAACCCTTGGTTGTCTTCCCTGGCTCCTTGGCTCTCGGAGTCGGCCACATCAGATTCGGATGCTTCACTTGATCGTTCAAACTGATTGGCATTCCCTTCTCTAATTTCATTTTCATCCTGGTCTCCGAAGAAGGACCACGGCCACTGTTTGCATCCGGTGTTCTCCACATCTTTACTGTTGTAGGATCTACTTGTTCTCTCAAATTGGCTGGTCTTGTCCTGCCCTTCCTTGTTGTTGTCATTTGTCTCTTCAATGCCTCTGGACTTCTCTGCGGTAGATGATCCATTGTGTTCGGAGTAGCCCACGATCCAGACTCGTTCCCTTTTGTGGTTTGCCCCGACGCTAGCAGCTGAAATACTAAACGTCCTTGTGGAGTAACCTTCACTCTCCAAGTTCTCGAGGACTGTGTCGAGACCGAGTTTAATGTGTCCAGCAACGTTTTCTCCAATAACCCAAGTCGGCCTGAGTTCTTTGATAAGTCTAAACATTTCTGGCCAGACGTGTCTCGGATCTTCTTCACCTTTTTTTCTACCTGCGACGGAGAAAGGTTGGCAAGGGTATCCTCCTGTAATAATGTCGATTTTAGTATGTCCATTTGATGCAAGTCTTTCACTATTTAACTCCTTTATGTCATCATAAATTGTAACCCAGGGCCAATGCTTTCTTAAAACTTTTTGACAATAGGGTTCGTAATCACAAAATGCTACAGTTTCAAATCCTCCTGCAGCTTCTAATCCTAGACTGAATCCTCCAATACCAGAAAATAAATCTAAGTGTTTATACACTTTCTTGTACATCAGGTATGAATATAGGACTAAGGCCTCCCTTAGCTGTTAATTCAGTTTCAATGTAATTGTATTTTTCTTCGTTTCTTACAGAGTGTCCTCTATAGACAATATCTCTTAACTGTACTGGTGATACCATTTCATGCGTCCTGTCTGTAAAAACAATAACATAAACATAAGTCTCACTTGTAAGTGTAGAAACTTTCCAACGTTTAAATCGGTATACTGTTTTATTATAAGATTTAGATATATATTCTTCCATTTTAGATTTACCTAAAACTCTTTCATCATCATCTTCAAATACAATACGCCAAATAGGTTCTTCAAATAAATTTGTGCCAGGGTTTATACCCCCGTCACTATCTTGTTCAAGCGAGATTATTTTTTTGCTCATTCTGTCCTTCCTGCAAAGCTTTCCTAAACCTATTCCCAGGAGAAGGCATTTTAATCACCTTGCTATTTTCTTTCATCCTCTGTTCTAACTTATAACGAAATTTGGGTGAAAGGATTTGATAAAGAGGGTTTTTAGACTTTTTCCCAAAAAGTGAAATGTTCAGACAATCACAGACTGTCTCAAACTCGGCTTTTGATAAACCGATTGATATATAAGGTCTTCCCATGTATCCCACATTATCCTATTTTATGGGATTGTCAAATACTATTTTTCTTCAATAACCTCAGCATCTGCAATAAGTTCAGAATTAATACTAAATTGTTTTTCAATTTCTTTAAGTTTCTCCTCTACTTCAACTTTAGATAGTTGATCAATAGATCCTGTTAGTATTTCTTTTCTGTCAATATAGAGTCCTGCTGCCTGGCCCCTGGACTTTTCAGCTGCAACTGCCGCAGCCCAATTACCTGAGTCTTCAGCTCCTCTGGACAAATCATCCAATCTTTTGATATGCCTGGCATAACTTACTTTATACTTTTCCTGCCATTCTTTTCTTAGTTTATCAATTTCACCTACTACTAGGGGAAACATCTTAGGATTTTGTAAATTAGATGCTTGTTGTTTAGCCGCCTTTTCAGAATATCCTGCTTCTTTAGCACATTCTGCAGCTGTCATTCTATCCCCTTTTGTG